AAGCCAAAGGTGTGCCTTCGGCCCATTTGCTAATTGTATTAAAATCAATTTCATCCCCGACCACCAATACAGAATCAAACTTCTCCCTACGTGCTAACTTAATAACGTTCTTTACAGCCACCTCATGGTGGAATGGTATTTGCAGATCACTTATTACTAAGTATCGCTTAATCTTCTTCCTCATCTGGAGTAGGTATGGATGGGATAATGCCGTTATCGCCTACTACCCAGTCGGGCATAGACGATGCGCTATCCAATAATGCAAGGGCAATAGGCTCACTGAATCCAGCCTTACGTGCTGCCTTATACATTTCATGCTTGGCTATATAAAACACTTCTAGCTTAGATAAAGGATCAGGTGATTTACGTACTACCCGCCTATTTATCTTCTTGCGTTTACGTGTGTTAGCCATATCACTATTGTCGCTTACTCATGATTAAAAAGAGATCATCAACACGCTTCTCTAATCTATCAATTGAATCACGCAAGCTAGACCCACCATTGCTTTTTAATTCAGATAGGTAAGACTTAATAACCCAGCGAAGACCCACTAATAAACTGGTTAATATGGCGCATACGCCAACGCCTATACCAACCCACTCGTTGGGGCTCACTCTGCATTAGCACCGAGGCCGTAAGCACTGTCGGATTTATCTAGAGCCCTAGCTGCTGGTCCTGCTAGAGCTGCAACAATCACAGATACGGCAGGATCTAAACCTAATTGATTACTAGCTAAAAATGATAAGAAGGATACTAAAACCCCACGTGCGTAAGACTTTAATACTGCCTTTTGCTTCTTACTGATTTTCATATCTTTCCCCCTAGTAGTGGTATATCGAACGCCTTGCCATCCTTATCACCTGATGGATTAAAGCTAACGTGGATATGCTTTGTGTGTTTGTTAAACCCTGAATACTTACGCCACTTAAAATTAAGAATCCTGCTAGCAATCATGCCATTATGGATTACGTAAGATATGCGCTTATCGGTTTTCGCACAGATTCTGATCTGGTCAGCCAGATAAACCGAGAGCCCTTCGGATGAATCCAAGCGAGAATCAATATCAATGGCTCGCACGCATCCGGTGCTGTCTGGATTATGATCTGATTTGCGGGCAGAATGACGAGCATCGCCAATCCACCCATCACTGGTAGTGCGCCTATCTGGATACCAGGTAGTAACGGCATCTCTAAGCTCTACTCCAGCTTCGCATAACCAGGGTTTCATAACTCAATCTCTTGCACTATCCATTGACAAGTATCTTCATCAAAGCCGATAGCATTTACAGGTTCAGGTGCAATAAATGCATCCTTTACTGCATCATACTTATAACCAATACCAGCATAGTTATAACGGATATTGTTATTATATGAAGTGCGCTTACAAGTTTGACCTCTAAAGTTTGAATACCAAGTTTCAGTATCTAATCCTTGGATAAGTTCGGTTTCATCAACACCTGTTATAACTTCGGTAACTATGTTGTTCTCATCTAAGAATGCGTAATGTGCCATTATGACCAACTCACGGTTCCTGTGCCAGCTGTTAATGTTGTAATTTTAAATCCACCCGAAGGGCCTGCTGTTGTACCAGTTAAACCTGCACCAATACTTATTGTTTTAGTATCTACATATTTAAGAATTACAACACCACTACCACCTGCACCGCCACTCATTGGTCCACCGTTATATCCACCAGCACCACCACCACCTGCAAGGTTTGCAGTACCAGCATCACCTGTTGTAGATACTTTACCTGCACCACCACCACCTGATCCGCCTGCGCCAGCACTTCCTGTACCTCTACCATCAAACCCACCGCCACCACCGCCACCACGAGTTACAGAAGTTCCAGTAATTGATGATGCTGTTCCAGCACCACCTGCACCTGCAACACCTAAAACAGCATTAGATCCAACAGCCCCTGCACCACCACCGCCACCACCGCTACGCAAATTAAGATCGTTATTATTAACTCCATTACCACCAGTATTACCTTGACCAGAAGTACCAGCACCACCAGTAGTACCAGCAGATGTTGCTGTATCTCCAAAACCACCAGCACCACCTGAACCCCCAGTTAGACCGTTGTTACCATGGTATGAAGTTGAACCACCACCACCACCACCGCCAGTTGATGTTACTGTTGCAAAAACAGAGTTTGATCCATTACTACCATCGGAAAGAGAACCACCACCTGCGCCACCAGCACCAACAGTGCAAGTATAATTATTGCCTATAAATAAACTGGTTAAAGTAGCTGTCTTATAACCACCTGCTCCGCCACCACCACCATAACTACCACCACCAGCACCACCGGCAAAAACCAAATACTCAACTGATATTGGTGAAGGTGCTGGAGCTTGTGAAAGACTTGCTACGATGTTTCCAATCATTAAGAAATACCACCTACAACATACCAAGTATCTGTAGCAGTTTTAATGCAAGCAGCAGATTTATATTGTGAGACTGTAGGAGCAGCAGCTGTGCCGCCAGCACTCAATACTGTTGTAGTGCCTGATGATGTAGCACTTATTGTGCAAGTACCTACACCTTTATTAAGCACTGTAATTGTTGTACCAACTGGAAATGCTACTGACGCATTTGTTGGAATCTTAAATGCAACTGCGGTTGCTTTATTCATAGGTACTATTACCTGGTATTGATCAGTTAATACAGCTGTGTAATCTGCTGTTTGATCTGACCCTACTGTAAAGGTTATTAGACCATTAAAAGTTGTAGCCGTTAACACATCGCCAGTTGCGGCTGGTAATCCTGATGCCATTATATCTCCTTAATAAGATAGTACGTTTTGCCCTAAGACACCGTAATCTACGTTGCCTATTATAAACCCATCTATGACAGGTTCTAGCGTTGTAAAGGTCGTTTTCCAACTATTCGGGGTAATGTTCATGCCTACACCGAAAATTTGTAAGGTCTTGTCCAGGGTAGATCCGCCAGGCTGGGTGGTAATTACTGTAATCGGATCAAAGAAATCTAGGCTTAAGGCTGCAATTATGCCTGCATTGTAATTGGTTGTGTATAAATCAAGCGTTATGGCATCGCATCTAATTGAGGTCTCAGCTCTAGATAAAGTATAGGCAGTGGCATAATCTAGGGCTACAGCATCAGTCTGCATCAACAGGCCGTCTAAAAAGTATGAGTGTAAGAAGTATTTATCTATTGAAGCCTGATTACTTGCAACCTGGGCTGTACCACCTAATCTAGTTATAGTGGACTTATTGAATACTAAAGTATCGTCTAGTTTCCATACGGCATCAGCGTAGTAAATACCAGAGCCATCATCAGCAAACAATACGGGTGTACCACCAATAGATCCCACAGTTACGTTTCGATCTTGGAATACGAAAGAACCGGAAGCATTAACGTAAATAGCACCATACTCACTATTGGCTACTGTTTGTAATGCAGCTAAAGAAGTTCTGTTAGTTCCCGGATCATTTTGTAAAGTAGTTAAACCAGCATCTACATCACGCATAGTAGAAGGCCACTGGATTTGATCTAATATTTGATTAACTCTAGTGCCTGATAAATCGCCAGCAGCAGCACCAGTTACTGTTGAGATCTGAGCTAGATTTGCTAATCTCTGGGCATCTACAGCTGTGATGGTTGTATAGGCAACCTCTGTTGCATCTTTAGGTTGACTGTTTACATAAGATGTAATAAATCCTGAAAAGATCGGGTAAGTTACTCCTGAGTAGGTTGCAGTTATCTGCACCTTTTTCATTGGTGTTAAAAGTCCCGCATAGGGCGAGGCTGGATTAGTAGGATTGAAATCGCCATTTTGATCTACAATTCTTAAAGTTAAACTACCAGTTTGAAACTCATCTGATAAAGCGTTACGACCTCTGCTAGTTTGTATATAATTTACTTGATCTGACACGTCAACAATTACAGATGCTGATTCAGCAAATACGTTTGTTCCAATTACTCCTTGACCAAGGATAAAGGCTTGTGCAAAGCGAGGCCCGGTAGAGAAGTTAATAAAGGCATTGATTGTAGGTAAGGTCACCCTAGTCCGCCATTAACAGTCTGGGTCAATCCATTCTTTTGATTGATTAAGAATGAGTTGTAAATTAACTGGCCAAACTCTCCAGCATTAGGGGCTAACTCTAATACTACTGTTGCATTAACAGGACCTGTGTTACCGCCTTGTTGACCAAATGGAGTACCGATAAATGGTGTTGTTGGCACATTAGTAGAAGGAATAAAAGGCCCACCTTGGCCAGGAGCCATATTTCGTATTGGATCAAATATTGCTAATCGTGCAATAGTGTCTCTAAATGCTTTATCTAAATCTCCAGCAGCTTCTGCTAATTTCTTTGCAGCTTCTGCCGCATTCATCTCGGCTAGATACTTCTTAGCCAAAGCCTCATTATTATCTAATATCGCTAATTGGGATCTAATGCGTAATTTAGTCTCTTCATCTGTGGCAGAATTAAGAGCTGCGTTTAAGCCAATGCGCTCTACATCAAACTTATCTCTTAATTCATCTACTGCGGTCTTTTTCTTTAGTAGATTATTTTCTTGAGTACGTAATGCAACAGCTTCTTTAATCTTCTTCTTTTCTTGGATCTTGGCTAACTCAGCACCAGCACCTGAGCCTAAACTGTAAGAGAAGTTAGATTTAGGTATCTCTGATTTTAATCGCCATTCGCCATTAACTTTGACTACATTGCCAGGCATTAAGGTAGCACCGAATCTACCAATACCACTTACTAGCTTGGCTACAGCACCGGCTAAACTTTCAATCTGTGAAGTTAATGTAACTAGGGTTGTATCACCGCTTAACTTGCCTAAAGCATCTAATAGGCCTTTACCAATAGTCTCACTTGCATTAGCAGTGGCTACTTTGAGCTGATCCATTTTGCCGGCATAAGTATCTAATCTAGCGGCAGCCTGACCAGTAAACTTTGCATCTAGTTCAGCCATGATCTTATCCATATTGCCAGTGGCTAATGTAGCTTTGCTTAATCCTGCGCCTAATCTAGTTAAGGCTGTGGTCTGACCTGAGTAGCCTTTAGCCAGGGCAGCACTGACTTCTTGAACGCTCTTGCCAGTGGCAGCTGATACGTTTAAGGCAGTAGACAGGGCTTGCTGGCTTTTAGTTATTGATCCACTAGCTGTAAGTAATGTCTGGAATGCCGGGCGCAATTCATCATCTAGTACGCCATATAACTTCTGTAGATTGGCTATGTAATATTCAACGTCTGGGCTAGAGAATGCGTAGCCAGTATTCTTTAATTGCAATTCTAGGGATTTAGCAGCCTTCTCATCAGCTGCAAATGCCATCACTGCATTCTTGCCAAACTTTACTAATGCAGCAGCACCTAGATACTTAGCAAATGTCTTGCCTAGTTGCTTAGTTTGTTTCTCAAAGGCTGTTAGATCCTTCTTACCTTTAGCAAGTCCCTTGCCATTATATTCGGATAGGATCGAGAAGATTAAGTTAGCCATTTACTGCCTTTCTAATTTCGGTGCGTTTAACAAACTTAGCAGCAGTCTGATCTAATGCTTTTAATATGTGAGACATGGCCTTGCCCTGCTCTTCTGATGCAGCTCTAAAAATCAATCTACCCTTTTGCTTATAGCCTCTGTTATTACCAACCATGCCTTGTGGTCTAGCATTAGCCAATGGACCAGCAGCTGCAATAAATTGTGCGCCTGCCATAGGATTATTCGAATGTGAAATGTTTTTATCTGTATTGCTTACATCTCTGCCAATCCAAGGTGCGCCACCTGGACCTGATTTACGGCCAGCAGTTTCATAGATAGCACCTGGTGCGCTTATATTGGATACATAGTTACTAGCAGCCCAGCCACCTTTATTGCGTTTATTCCTACCGGCACTATATTTAATTCCTTCTACTACCTGAGCATGGTTGTATTTAGGAAATGTGCGGTACTTCATTGGTCCGGTAATACCAGCTGATTTAGTCCAGCCTGATAACACTTCTGAATCTTGTGGAGCGTAGCTTCTAGCCTTATCTCTAATAGGCAACATGGCTACTCTGATTTGTGCTTGCACGTCTTTTAATAGATCTTTATCTACTTCACCTAAGGCTTTTTTCATCTCTTTAATGCCTGTTACGTTTACTGGCATTTTTGATCTCCTTAGCTCGATCCGATAACACCTGGACTATTGCCCTAAGCATCTCCGAATCCATGTCTATAAAAGCCTGGGGCGCAATTCCTGTCTCTACCGAAAGACTGGCTATCGTGTAGATTATTGAATCACGCTGTGTTATTTTTTTTCTTCATCCAATACTTCAACGGTATCTAGAGAATCAATAAACTCTAG